CTAAGCCCGCTCCCGGGGGATAACTTTACAAGGATACGGATATGGCACAGTTCAAGGATTGGAAATATGCGGAAATGTTCTGCGACTGGGCACAACGCCAAGTGGACGATGGTAAACTGGAACCGTTCAACCGTGACGCGGTGATGGGTCGCGAGTTGCGCATTGCCCACTTGGACGTGAGTTGCTACGATGAGCTTTGTGCATGGGTCCACAGTGGTGCTTCCGGCCATTTGTTGTCCGAGTGTAGTGGTGTGTTTGGGAATAGCAGTGACCCAGTTCCCAGCTACGCCACAGGGGATTGCGAACCCATGCCCCAATGCGGCTGTGGCACCCCTGCACCGACCGAATCCGTGAGCATTGCCGACTTGCCACAAACGGAAGTGGCCCACCAAGTCGATATTGCAACAGTCCAGCACACACGGGCAACAACCCCCGCCACTGCCTACAACGCGCATTATGCCGCAATCAAGCACGCATTAGGTGTAGAGCCCATCCATATCGGGGAGGCCATCGTAGACCGCGAATCCATACCACGCAAGGCCTCCAAGCACTTAGCCACCGCCGCCGAATACCTGGCCCGTGCCGGCACCAAGGACGGGGAGGCATGGAAGAAGGACGCGCAGAAGGCTTCAAACCACATTTTCCGGGCACTCAATGGTCGTTGGCCGTGGGACCCCGAACAGAGATCGCATTGAGGCGATAAACAACCAAACCACAGGAGAACACCATGAGCAAGAAAATCGAAACCCTGACCGCCAAAGCCGACAAGGCGACCGCCAACGTATCAGCCGCACGCGAAAAGCTGGCAAGTGCCGTAACCGCTGAAAAGGTGGCAAAAGTCAACCTCAAAGCGGCACAGTTGGAAGAGGCCAAGGTCAAAGCCTCCAAGTAACACGGTGCCATGCCACAAACAGGCGCATTCCATACGGGGTGCGCCTTTTCACATTCTATCAACACCATATGCACCAGTTATCCCCAAAAACAAGGCGTTTTGTCTCTAAAATACCTTGTTTTTGGGTATTAGTAATGTAGATTAGAGTAGTGTACAGATATCACCATAACCAAGGTCACAATGCTCAAACCCACCCATTACCTAGTGGTACGCTCCCCCTATGCCGAAGCGCTTGTAACAGGCGTCAAAACCGCAGAGTTCCGTTCATGGGCTCACCGCCTGGCTGGCAAGTGCGTGGCCATCGCCGTGGCAAAGGCTAAACCGGACCCACGGGAGTGGCGTAGCCAGTGCCACACATGGGAAGCCACCCCAACCGAATTTGAAGCCTTGCGCGGCCTCACAGAGCACAATCCGCCATTGGGACGCATAATCGGTGCCGTGCAGTTCGGAGACGCTGGAGAGTGCGACTGGCCCCATCCTGGGGAGCTTTGCGCACTTGTGGAGCATGCGGAACTGTGGGACCGCGCCAAATGGCTAGATTCCCCCGGTGGATTGGGATTGAGACCCTTGTAAAAGGTTATATTTGCCATAGGCAAAACCAAAACAAGGAGCCTAAAATGGCAAAGAAAGCCACTGTCAAGCCTGCAACCAACCTCGGTGCACGCGTTGGAAACCAGAAGTCCACCATGTCTGGCCTGTATTCCCGCAAATCCGGTAAGACCTTCATGCAACATCTCGCAGGTGGAAACGAATAAACATGGCGGGGATATACCATGAAGCCGACTGTATAGCCAAAGACGGCCGCAAGCTGTTATTTGGCATATCGTTGGGCCGTGATAGCTCGTGCATGCTGGAACTCATGCACAAGCGAGTGAAGCTACAAGAGCATCATTTCGTGCACTATTCCCCGTATTTGACCATGTTGCCGTACCAGGCGAAACAGCTCTCGATGCTGGAACGCCGGTACGGCATTTCTGTTGATGTGCGACCAGACCCAAGATCTACCCTTGTGATAGGACTCCGATCCGTTGCCGAAGATCGGGATGCCATGCTGGAAGAGCACAAATGCGGGCTTATGGTGCTGGGCTACCGCATGGATGAATCTTTGCAACGCCGCGGCATGCTGAAATAGTTCGACACCGGCATAAATGACAAATTGCGCGAATGCTACCCATTGCGCACATGGACTTCCCGCATAACAAGCGCATTCGTAAAAGCCAACCGCGTGCTATTGTCCCCAGAATATGCTCACGGTATCCGCGATTGCCGAAACCACAGAGCAGGCAAATCCGTATTTTTGCGCCACTGTATTTCAGAAGCCGACTACCAGGCCGCAATAGCCCAAGACCCCCAAGTGGAGATAGATTATGTCAGATACGCCCACATCCACAGAGACGAACTCTTTGCAACGCTTCAAAATGACGAAGGTGCATCGTAGCGAACTCACAGGGGCCCCGTACAACCCACGCACCATAGGCGACCGCCAACGCGCCGCCCTAAAGGAGTCCTTGCGCAAGAACGGCCTAATAGCCCCGCTTGTGTGGAACAGGCGCACAGGCAACCTTGTGGGCGGTCATCAGCGCATGGAACTCATGGACAGCCTTCTACGCACCAAGAACTACACTTTGGATGTTGCCGAAGTGGATATGAGCGAAGCGGAGGAAGTCGCCGCCAACATCGCACTCAACAACGCCAACGCAATGGGCGAATTTGACTATGGGGCCGTTCAAAGCCTGGCCACGGATTACGGCCTGGACTTGCAAAAAGATTTCCTATTTGACCGTGACGATATGCTGGTGAGCTTCGGAATGGACTTGGAAGATGCTCATGTGCAGGTGCGCAACGCTGACACAACCCCCGAACTCATGCAAGAGCTCAAGGACCGCAAGAAGCTAGTGCGGGAACGGTTGCAAGGCGCAAAGGCTGAAGTGGGCGATTACACATCCACCGCTATGCCAGGCGTCCTCACATTGGTATTCAACGACGATTCCCAAAAGCGCCAGTTTTGCACATCCGTGGGGTTATCGGAAACCGTGACCACGATACACGCGGAACGGGTCCTGGACTTGACCGACATGGCTCCGGATAACGATTCGGGCATTGCGGATGTGTCCATAGCCATGATGCCGGATGAACTAGCTGCATGGGAACGCCTCAAGAAGAAACTCAAGGCACCCGATGACAAGCTGGCCATACTGAAGCTATTGGAGCAGGCTGGAATAGACGTGGGCTAAAGACCGCCAACCCACTGGAAGCCCTTATGCCAGGGCTCAATGCGCTGTATGACCTCCGCACGGTCCATCCGTACCTTCAAAGCCCAGTCCAACATGCGCACATAGTGCATAACCGGCTTTTCAAGGGCCTCTGGGCTCCCCAAATAGTCTTTGGCCTCTTGGATGTGGGAAATGCGTTTTCCCTCGTTTGCGGCCCAATGAAGTGCCAAAGCCCAAGGAATAAACCGATTGAACGCGTCCATAGCCCGTAACTGGTAACCGCCTGCAAGGTACGGTTTACGCAAGCGTGACACGATGGCAGTGATGGGTAGGGCCTTGCTCATTGTGCCTCCGCCTCCGCCAAAGCCCCGCGCCATGCGTCCGGGGTATAGTAAAATGCATAGCGTGGCCCGTTCTTGATTACCACGATTCCCAGCATGGGGACGCCGTTACGGAACAATACCCATGCGCGTGTGCCATGTGTCCCGGCTACTTCGGTAAATGTCACTGTGCCACCGGTATCCATGTAGAAAAATTTGCGCAACATGGATGTCATCATGTCCAGGCTAGGGGAACTCCCCAACATGGGGCCTACTTCTGATTTGGCGAAACGGCTCATGGGTTAGTCCTTTTGTGTAGCGTGCGGTATTGCCTGCCAACTCTCATAATATAAAAACACCAATACCCAAAAACAATGGTATTGGTTAAAATTACTTGAAAAGGTGGTTATGCGTCCCCCGGATACTGGTCCACCCATCTGCACAGATCAAGTGGTCCAACACAGGGATATCCAACAGTCTCCCAGCCTCCACAAGTTTGCCAGTCACCCGTATATCCTCCGGGCTTGCCTCCCTGTTTCCGCTAGGGTGATTGTGGACAAAGATCACGGACACCGCGCCGGCCACGATAGCGGCCCGGAATGCCTCCCGCGCATGGACCTGGCAACTGTTAGCCAGTCCCACGGTACACAGGTGCCGGCCTATGGCCTTGTTGGACCCATTGAGCAAAATGCAGTAGAATTGCTCTTGCATGGGTGCACCATCGAAAGCACCCTCCATATAGGCCACCACATCGGAAGTGCTGGTCATGGCCCTATTGTCACATTCGCCAACTGCGCGGTACTTGACCACCGCTTCAAATACCTTAGCCATGTTCTAGCCCTCCCTGCCAATTTCCATTACCCAGCACCCCGCGAGATCCGCAACCCCGCACCCTTCCACCATATTAGCCACCGCATCGGCTTTGGCCTCTCCCAACGTGTCACCCTCTCCCCAGACCCCTGTGCAACCCTCGGAGATAACCCCGAACCGCTTCGCCTGGGAATACTTGCTCGCGTACTCAGCGGATACCGTTTCAACATGCATATTCAGCCCCTTTGTAGCACTCCGCAACATCGCTTCGCGCTCTATACCTACAAACTTACATTAACCACTACCCAAAAACAATGGTTATTTTAACAAAATCGCCAAATAACAGCTTATTCACAATCTACCAACATTTTGTTAACAGAATTGGCTATATTTCCCTTATCATGGCCAAAGAACCGCGACCACCTAAAAACAACCGTGGCCCCAAAAAGGGCTCTAAAAAGCCCCAAAAGGTCAAGGCTACCATTTTACCCGGTGCACCGTCCCTAGTGGCCACATCTGGCAAACGCTATACTCCCCGACACGCTGATCCATTGTCCCCCGACTCCATACCCACTGACTCCCATATCCCCATTGACACTGATACCCAGGCCCCAAGCGACACAAGCCCCCATAGACCCCGCACCCGTACCAAAGGCCCCATACCCAGCTATCACGCCGACTCCATCGACCCCATAGACCAACCCCGCAACATCAATCACCGCGACACAGGTTACATGCCTGCATACGCTGACCACGCTCTACGCGTCCTGGCATTGGGCATAGGCAAGAAGGGCCTGGCATCCTATTTCGGAGTTAAGCCAGAGACCATTGACCAATGGGCAGATTCCCACCCCGCATTTGAGCAAGTATTGCGCAAGGGGCTGGCCGACTCATCCTCCAAAGTGGTGCACGCACTATATAAGAGGGCCGTGGGCTATGAATACGAACCCAAAGGCAAGATCTTAGTTGACCAGAACCATTGCCCCCTAGTTAACCCTACCACAGGGGAATATAGACGTGCATACCGTGACCCCATATACCATGCTCCCGATGTAGCCGCGGCACAAGCATGGCTCAAGGCCCATTACCCCGACACATGGGGAGGGGGGCCCGCCGGTTCTGGCAGTGCATCCATGAATGTAGCCCTGACCGTAACCAATGAAGCCCGCAACAGGCTACTTGAGATATTCAACGCCAATTCCACCACGCCCCCGGAGAAAAAGTAATGCACACCCCACCCGATCCCATTGATGTGGTAAAGAGCTTCGGCATTGGGCTTGTGATGGGCCTCATATTCGTATTGTGGCTGTATAGTGTATGAGGCAGGACCAAGAACGGGCATTCATTGAGCTTATAGTGCGGGAACCTCACCGCATAGGGTGGATGTTTGGCAAAACTAAACTAGGCCCCTTGCACAGTGAATGGTGCAAATACATCTGGCACCCCACCGAATCCCGCTGTCTACAAGCCCACCGTGGCAGTTACAAATCAACGGGCATAGTGGAGCCTGGCGTGTTGTGGTGGCTATTGTTCCACCCCGATGCACGTATTGCAGTAGTGCGCAAGACCAAAACGGACGCGGAACAGTGCATATCCGTGTTCCGTAACGCTTTCAAGGTGCCAGAAGTGCGGGAATTGTTCCGCATTGCCCAAGGTGCGTACCCCGAGTTCAAGGTGGAGCGCTCCGATTCCGTGTCCATGAGCTTCAAGGACTCATTGACCCGGGAAGGCAACATAGACGGGTACGGCATTGATTCGGCCATCACGGGCAAGCACTACGACATTATCATTTGTGATGATATCATCACCAACGCCGACCGCTACTCTGTTGCCAAGCGTAATGCCACCATCCGCTTTCTTGAAGAGCTCCGCACCAACATCGTGGACCCTGGCAAGCCCGTGCACCATATCGGCACCCCATGGCACAAGGATGACGCATGGGGCTATCCCAAGGCCGAAGGGGGCGAATGGTCCGGCCCCAAGCCCATAGTGTACGATTGCTATTCCACCGGTATCCTGACCCCTGAGCAGATCGAGCACAAGCGCAAAACTACAACCCCTAGCCTATTTGCCGCCAACTATTTGCTCAAGCACCAAGCCGATGAAAACGCGCTATTCGCACACCCCACCATGTCCCCTATCTGGGAATATGGCATACATTCACCGGTACACGCCCACATAGATGCGGCGTTTGGTGGCGACCACACATCCGCATTGTCCATTATCCAGGAGCTCCCCGATGGCACTATCCAAGTGTTCGGCATGGTGATGAAAGACCACATTGCCAAGCACTATGGGGACATCATGCTCATGTTCAAGCGTTACCGGGTGGATGTGTTCCATATGGAAGAGAACGCCGACAAGGGGTTCACAGGGCGCGACATGGCACGCATAGCCCGGGAAGCCGGTATGCGCATAGAGTACAAGCCCTACCATGAGTACCAGAACAAAGGCATGAAAATTTCCACAGTGCTCAAATGGCACTTTGACAACTTGCGATTTATCGACCCAACGGAATCGGAGTACATGGGCCAGATTACGGAATGGATGGAAGGCCAGGAGCCAGATGATGCGTGCTTTGTTGCCGGGACGCTTATTGCAACACCTAACGGCCTAAAGCCAATTGAGGAAATTAAAGAGGGTGAACTCATTGTCACGCCATTTGGGAAGGGATTAGTTACATTTAGTGGCATTACCGGAACATGCGAAGTCGTGGAAAATGCTGGCCTTGTAGGAACGCCCGATCATAAGGTATTTTCAACAAAGCGCCACGGGTTTTTCAGGCTGGATTCGTTCTCCGATAATGAAACATCCAATTTTAACTTATCGGAGCTACTCAAATGGCAGATTGCATTCGCGTCCTATACGCTGGAAACTGGTATCGCAGAACCATCAAGGGACGCTATTATTTCAATGAGCACGCGATCTATGAAAAAGGGGAAAGCCGACTGCAAAAATACCCACAATTGCATATTGCAGTATGGCAAGATACTCATGGAACAACGCCCCCTAAAGGCTACCACATCCATCATGTGGACTTTGACCATGATAACAATGACCCTTCAAATCTGGTTTGCCTACCAAGCAGGGAACACCAGAGATTGCATCAAGCGCGCAATGCGGGGAATCCTGAGTATGTTGCTAAGCGTGCCGCGCAATTGGATAGCAACAGAGGCAAGGCGGCCGCATGGCATGGCTCCCCGGAAGGTAGAGCATGGCATATGGGCCACATTGAAAACTCGCTCGCAAAAGCATGGGAACGAAGATTTACAAGAGCCTGTGAACGTTGTGGAAAAGAATTCAAGTCTACAAAAGCAAATGCGCGATTTTGCTCAAATCTTTGTGGAGGGCGCACTCGTAACAATGCATTCAGTCTGCACGATCACACATGTATCATGTGTGGCAAGGTTTTCCAGAACAAAATGGAAACCAGGGGCAAATATTGCTCAAATAAATGCAAAGGAAAATACGCAAACAAGCCAGTGTTCACCCGCCCATGCAAAATGTGCGGAACAGCCATTACAAATTCATCTACGCTCCAAGTATTCTGTGGAAAGGATTGTGCAAATGCCGCAAAAGGGGCCGCAAGAATCCGTTCCCGTGTACGGCCTAACGATTAAGGGCGCAGGATGCTATTATGCCAATGGTGTGCTGGTATCCAACTGTGACAGTCTCGCATCCATACTACGCCAGGCTCTAGGGGCCAACTCTGCCAATGAAGAACTTTACCAACTCATAATGAGGGCACACGCATGACAGTCGAAAATACAGACACCTACCAGGACCTAGCCAAAGGGTTCGGGGTATTGGGCCAGGACACCACCCTTTCCACCGTGATCCAGCCCGGATTCGTGGTGCCCGACCAACAGCTTGCCGCCTATTGGACGGGTGACGGGCTGGCAAAGAAGATCGTATGCGCACCCGTGGACGATGGGTTGCGCGCCTATTTTGAAATTGAAGGGGCCGAAGACACCAAGCCACTAAGCGATGAGCTGAAACAGCTCAAGCTCAAAGAGACCCTTAAACTGGCATTCTACTGGTCCCGCCTGTACGGTGGCGGCCTTATCTGCATTGGGTATGCGGACGGGCAGAACGTGGACCAGCCCGCCATAGCCGGCAAACAGATCGCATTCCTCGAAGTGTACCCCCGCACCGCCGTTTACCTGTCCAGCTCCGACCTTGACTCCAACCCAGCCAGTCCCCGCTATGGCAAGGCCGTGCAATACAACATAATGCCTTCTGGCCTCATGACTGGCTCAATGATCCCCTGGCACCACTCCCGGTGCATAGAAGTGCGCGGGGAGCCGTTGCCCAAGGACAATCTTTCCGTGGCTTCTGGCAACCTCTCCACCCTGTATTGGGGTACAAGCATCCTCCAGGGCCTCACCCAAGGCGTGAATACGGTAGGCGTGGCATTGCAGGGGGTCAGCACCCTGTTGCGCGAATGCTCCGTGGGCAAGTATACTTTGCACGGGCTGAATCAAATGCTTGCGGGCCCCAATGGTGATTCCCTTGTGAAGCGCCGCCTCACTACCATGCAGGCCGCGAAGTCCATCATCAATGCCGTGGTATTGGACGCGGGTAGCGGGTCATTGGGCGGCGCACAGGTTCCCGCTGAATCCTACACAAGGGAGAGCGTGGACTTTGGCGGTATCCCCGAAACTATGCAAATGGTCGTGGAACTGGGATTGGCCGGACCTAGCAACATCCCCGTATCCAAGCTATTAGGACGCCAACAAACGGGCATGGGGTCCACAGACGATGCATCCACCCGCAACTACTATGACATGGTGGCCGAAATGCAACTCATGGACATCGACCCCGTGGCGTTGGACATTGTGAAGCGCGTCAATGCGTACACCAAGACCGTTGCAGATGGCAAACTGGCCCTGAAGTGGAAAAGCCCATGGCAACCGTCCGAAGCGCAAATGGTGGACTTGCGCAACAAGCAAGCGAACACTGACAAGATTTACATGGACGGTGGCGTAGTGGATTCGGACGAAGTGCGTGCAAACCGCTTTGAAGGTGAAACCAGCCTTGAGACCCATGTAGAAGGCCCCGCGCCCGATATTGAGATTGAGCCCATCACACCAGTGCCAGGACGCAAGCCCAAGGCAAGCAAGCACCCTAAAGAGGCCAAATAGCCATGACCCCGGAGTATTTCCGCGCACTTATGAAGTCCTGGAGAGCGTCACTCCCACCCCGCTCACGGTCCCGCACAAAGGCCCCCAAGTCCAATATGCGGTTCCCCAAGCACATAGAGCGGCAATACTCCCGGTCATTGTCCCGCATGTTCAAGTATTACACGGCGCCATTGATGGAGCGCCTCCCCGCTGTGCTGGCCCAAGAACTCCGCACCGATGGCATCCAAATGGATACCCTCATGGGTGACATGGAGAATTGGGACACGCATGTCTATTACAACTATGTGGACCCAGCAATAGGGGCAAAGGGCGTAGAAGCCACAATCGCCACGTATGGCTGGGAAACTTCCACATATAGCCAGAAGCAATGGAAGCAACTGCTATCCGTGGCCCTGCCCGATGCGTTCCCATTGGATGAGCCTTGGGTAGCCGATGCATTGGACAACTGGACCAAGCACAACGCTACATTGGTAGACAACGCCGTGGGACAGTTCTTCGGTAAAACTGAAGCCATTGTTCGGGATGCAGTCACAAAGGGGCGCAGGGCCGAAGATGTATTGCACGACATCCGGGCCTTGGATGACAAGCTCACCCGCAACCAAGCACAGTTCATAGCCCGTGACCAGATCGGCACCTTGAATGGCATCCTTACGCAAAAGCGCAATGAAGCCGCAGGGATTGACAAGTACACTTGGGCCACTGCAATGGATGAACGCGTGCGGGGCCGTCCTGGTGGCAAATGGGAGTATTCCAAGGATACCCATTGGATCATGGAAGGGAAGCTGTGCCGTTGGGACAATCCCACCGTGTACAGTGACGATGGGGGCAAGAGCTGGAAGCCTCGCAGTGGGCTAAAGGCCATTGTGACCTATCACGGCAAAACGTCCACAGGCACAAGGGGAACACCGGGGCCGAAGGGGAACGCTGGCAAGTCTATGGTTGCCGTGGCCCCTGATGTACACCCGGGAATTGCGCCGAATTGCAGGTGTGGCTCGCGGGCCATGCTTGACGACTACATTGCGGAGCTTGACGCGGAATTGCGTGCCGAGAGCATTGTGATTTAGCTATATTAGCCGATAGCCACCATGTGATGCTAGCATCTCCCACGGCAAACCACAGTGTCCCCGTGCCTGTGGCGATGGCGCACCCCTGCAAGGGTACACGGGGAAGCATTGGCCAAGGGAGGTTCCACCTCAACAGCCACCGGACCCCGCCCACCTCTTTACAATGTGCAAACGGCGGGGTTTTTCATATTCGTGTAATCTATCCACAATCTATAAACATTTGGTATATTTACCCATATGAGCAACCGCCTAGAACTCCCCTCCCTTGGTATCCTCCCCGACCGCTATGACCGTGTGACCGCCCCCACGCTTGCGGCCATGAACGCATTTGTACCTGAGGCCACCGCCGTTAGTCCTATGTGCTATTGCGCAGAGGACGGCCTCACATACGTGTGGAATGGCACGTCCTGGGGTATCGGCTAATGGCACGGCTGGAACTCCCCACAGGGGGCATCCACGAAGGCAAGTATGCGCGTGTAGTGGCTGAAACCCAAGCGCAACTGTTGGCGTTCGCACCGGAGACCCCGCATGTGCTGGGCTTTGTGCGGGGGTCCTCGGAGCGGTGGTATTGGAACGGCGTGGCGTGGAGCAGGGCGGGGTTTGTGTATGTCGGCCCGATTGCTGGCGCTCCGGCGGCTAGTGGGTATCCTGCTGGGGCTATGGTGTATGAACCACCCATATACAAAGCGACACAGGACAATGCGCTACCTTGGGCATTACGCACCAGCGCAGCAGACAATGGTTGGTGCTCCGTCTGCTGGTCTCCCGAGTTACGCCTGTTCGTTGCGGTAGCGTATTCAGGTACAGGTAATCGCGTGATGACTAGCAACGATGGCATCACATGGACTTGCGCAACAAGCGCAGCGGATAATGGTTGGCACTCCATCTGTTGGTCTCCCGAGTTGTGCCTGTTCGTTGCGGTAGCGGTTACGGGTACAGGTAATCGCGTGATGACTAGCAACGATGGCATCACATGGACATTACGCACCAGCGCAGCAGATTATGGTTGGTATTCCGTCTGCTGGTCTCCCGAGTTACGACTGTTCGTTGCGGTAGCGGTTACGGGTACAGGTAATCGCGTGATGACTAACGGATTCAAAAAATGGAGCGTTTTATGATATACGAGCGTGATGACCTTGGCAGAATGATAGCCGCAACTGACGATCTAGGATATGTATGGGTTTGGGAATATAATTCAGACGGTAATATTGTGTATCACAAAAGCCCGTCAACAGAGTGGAGAAAGGAATATGTTGGTGGGCGCGAAGTCCTATACATATGCGGATCGTTGCGGGTCGCCACCTCTTACGATCACGAAGGCGTATCGACTCAAACTGGGTGGCCGGAATGAAAATCCACCGCGTCCACTGCCTCCCGCCTCCCCTGATCCCGTGGATACCTGCGCTAGGCGACCAGATGCAATAACCCGCCCCATGACCCAAGGCCCCTCTAACCCAGGGGCTTTTCTTTTACCAACAATTTATTCACAATCTATCAACATTTCGTATATTTGAACCATGGCCCCCAGGAGCAATACAGGAGCACGGCCATGAGATTCTTCCGCAATTGGGGTATCAACCGCCCAGATACCCGCCTCGACCGCACCAACACATTCTTGGACGCGTTCGGCCGTCTCCGCATTTCCGAGCCTCAAACCCTATTCGATTCCAAGCTGTCCAGCTCCGCGCTACCAGAATATTGGGACCGCGTGGCCTTTGGCACGGCATCCAACACATGGGACCGCGCCAACGCGTGTGTGCACATGGCCGTAGCCACCAACAACGACTATGCCATTGCCCAGACGTTCCAGCGGTGGAACTATCTCCCCGGCAAGTCCCAATTGATCCTAGCCACGTTCAAAGCCCCTATTGCGCAAGGGGTCACTTCCCGTATCGGCTTATTCCATGGCAACTATGCCACGCCCCATACGGCCCATGATGGCGTGTACTTTCAGGTAGCGGACGGCGTGGCATCCGTGAACATCATCAAAGGCACCGAATCCGCCGGCATCGCGGCCACTGAAAGCGCCCCCCAGTCCCAATGGAACATGGACCGTTTGGACGGCTCCGGTCCTAGTGGCATGGTGGCCGATTGGACCAAAGCCCAGATCCTGCAAATAGATTTCCAATGGCTAGGCGTGGGTGGTGTGCGTTTCGGCTTCGAGGTGGATTCTGTCATGGTGTACGTCCATGAGTTCTACCATGCCGGCATGGTGGATTCCGTCTATATGCACTCCGGCACTCAGCCCGTGCGCTATGAGATCCGCTCCACGGGCGGCGCTGGCACGCTTGATCATATTTGCTCTTCCGTATCGTCCGAAGGCGGAAGCTACCGCACCGGCATAACCACTAGCATGGACACCAATGGCACCCTTATATCATGCCCAGTGTCGTCCATCCAGATGATACTGGCCGTGCGCATAGACAAGGACAATCCAGATGTGCAGGCGTTCATAGAGTCCGTTGGCGCCCTCAACACCGCCAACAATAGCATCCGCTGGGTGATACTGCGAAACCCTACCATTACGGGAACGCCCAACTGGGTACAGGGGCCGCTGGACTCCCTGGAAGTGTGGCGTAATGCCGGTGCCAACATCACCATGACAGGGGGACTGCAACTGGACTCCGGATACGCCTCACGCGACACACGGCAGACGAACGACATAGTCAGCCCCACCATAGGTCCGGGAATATCTATAAACGGCACATCCGATGTGTTCGCACTGGGCATAGAGGGTATCGGAGGTAACGCCACCTGTTCCGGCAAGATAGGCGTGCGCGTGCTGGTATAAAATTATTCAACAGGTTATCCACAATCTATCAACATTTGGTATATTTACCCCTATGAGCCAAAAACCAGAACATTTAGATGCCGCACCCCTTTGCCCCGTTTGTGGTGGAAAGATGGTGAAAGGCGAAGACGGGCTGTATTCCTGCCCCAAGCACGGAATGGCCAAAATGGAAATGGAAGAGGACGATGGTATTGCACCATGCCCCAAGTGTGGAAAACCTATGGTGAAGACTTCCGAGGGTTACGAGTGCAAGAAGTGCGCCCCTGCTGTCAAAGACACCGTGGACCGCGTGGACTTCTGGGGATTTGACCCCGCCAATGAATCCGAAGCCGAGGGCATGGGCCTCATTCAGAAGTTTATCAAGGATGCCAACGGCTTCTTGCGCGGGAAGGCCGCTGTCACCTGTGCCGGCGTGTTCTCTTACACCCTTCCCGATGGCACCATTCGCCGCGAATACCGCCCCAAGGAAGAGGTATTGCACCCCGACTCCCTGGCCTCCCTTAAACTTGTGCCGTTCACCAATGACCATCCATCGGTAAAAGTTACACCTGAGAACGCCGCTTCTTTGTCCGTGGGCTCCATTGGTGACGGCATACAAACTAGCGCGGATACCATTTACGCGCCCATTGTCATCACCTCCGCGTCTGCGATCAAGGACGCCGAAGAGAACGGCAAGCGGGCCTTGTCCTGTGGCTACAAATGCGAACTGGAAGACAAGTCCGGCGTGTGGAACGGCGTGGCCTATGATGCCATTCAACGGAACATACGCTATAACCATGTGGCCCTTGTCCAGCGGGGCCGTGCGGGGGATTCCGCCGTTATCAAGATGGACTCCGCCGACATGCCCATTGGAACACTTTTGACCAACTCACCCAACAAGGGAAACAACATGCACAAGATCACCATTGACTCCGCGGAAGTGGAAGTCTCCGAATCGGTGGCCAAAGCGTTCAATGCGCTTCAAGCCAAGCACGACACCGCCGAAGCCGCCCACAAGGATTCCCTTGCCGGTATGCAGGCCAAACTGGATGCATCCGAATCCCAGGCCAAGGCAGCCAAGGAAGAGCTGGACGCCATGCCCCAGGCCCTTGAATCCGCTATCGCCGGTCGCCTGGCACTGGTCGCCAAAGCCGATTCTGTCGGTGTGGAAGTCAAGGCCGACCAGGACGATGCCGCCATTATGACCGCCGTGGTCAATAAGGCATTCCCCAAGCTGGACGCTGAAAAGCTGAAAGTGCCCGCTTACCTGTCCGCGTCCTTCGATGCCGCCATGGTCGCGCTGGAAGCCTCCAAGCCCACCGCCGACGCTGCGCAGTCCCACGCCGCCTTGGGCACCCCCGCCAAGCTGGACGGTGCCGATGGCTGTGGGATGCCCGGAAGTGCAAAGAAAAAGTACGAAGACGAGATGAAGAACGCATGGCGCAAAGGCCAGGCTGAAAAGTCCGCCAAGTAATTCACAACAACAAGGAACAGAACAATGACCGCATACAATTACATGGATGCCGAAATGGCCGGACTGGTTGAAGGCGTGGGTGATGCCCGCACCGTTGACCCCGCCATCCTCATGGAAGAAGTCGGATTCGGGAAGCCCCTGTTTGGCTACCGTGGCGATGCCAACCCTCGCGCATGGGGTTACAAGGCCGACACCGCCAAGATCAGCATTGCCAGTGATCTGGTGACCAGCAATGCCAGCGTTGTGACCGTGAACGGCGCAACAGCCGCCACCATCACCTACGCCACGAGCCATGCCGCCACCATCGCCGCCCTTGTTGCAGCGATCAAGGCCATCCCCGTGTCCACCGCCAATCCCTATGGCGTAGACGCCATCCTGGACCCCGCCGACACCAACAGCCGCACTATCCTTGTGCGCACCAAGGGCGTCACCAACACGACTTCCTGGGCCATCACCGGCGGCACCCCTCCGACCATCAACGCCGTCACCTACGCCAGCGGTCAGATCTGTCTGGGCTTCCACCGTTTCCGCCACGGCGACCCTTCGGTGTCTCCCAAGGCCGGCGACCCCGTGGATGCATTGCGCATTGGCTCCATCCGCGCCGTGTCCGCTTCGGGCACTGTGAACGGCGATGCGGCCTACGTGAACGCTTCGGGCCAGATGGCTACCAGCGGTTCGGCTATCAGCACCGCACGCTTCAGCTCCAACTACAATTCCACCACCGGACTGGTGCGCGTGGAAATCTCGGGTCGTGCGCCCATGACCTACGGCGCAATCGCGTTCTAAGGAGAACAGAATATGGCAATGCAATTTGAACATGTCGACGCGGAAAACTCCGCATTCTTCGCTCGCCAGCTCGAAGTCATCAAGGCCAAGACCTATGATGAAAAGAGCCGCCCCCTCAAGGGCATGAGCCTTGTCCCCATTTCCCAGGCCGTCCCCGCTGGTGCTGACACGGTAACCTATCGCTCTTTCAAGGGCGTTGGCATTGCCAAGTTCCTCAGCGACTACGCTTCTGGCAATATCCCCCGTGCGGACGTGATTGGCACGGAAGTAAGCCGTAAGATCAAATCTTACGGAAACGCTATCGGCTATTCCATTCATGAGCTGGCCCAATCCCAGTACACCGGCGTAAATCTTACCAATGAAAAGTTGCGGTATGCGCGTCAAGCTGTAGAGCAGTTTATCGACCGGGTGATCCTGGTGGGAGATGCCACCTATGGCATGAACGGACTGCTGAATTATCCCGGCTTCACCGAATACACCGTGGTCAACGACGGCACCGGTGCAAGCAAACTGTGGAGCACCAAGACTTCCGACCAGATCATCCGCGACATCGCCGGTATGGTGGATGCTGTGTATGTCGGCACCAACGGCACAGAGAATCCCAACACGATCCTCCTGCCCCAGGCCCGCTACACCTACATCGCTCGCACCCGCATGGGCACCAACAACGACACTACGATCCTGGAATACGCTCAGAAGGTGTTCCCCCAGATCACGCGTTGGGATTGGGTCCCCGAACTGGCTACCATCGGCGCAGGCACCACTGCCCGCATGATGGCGCTTTCCATAGGGCCTAACTGGATTGAATGCGAAATACCCGTGATGTTTGACGTGCAGCCTCCCCAGACCCGTGGTCTGGAGTTTGAAGTGTATTGTCATGGTCGCACCGGTGGCAACCAAGTGTACTACCCGCTGGCATTCAGCTACGCGGACGGTATCTAAGATCCTCTCTCCTGGGGTACGGGGTGGGGCTGTGTGGCCCTGCCCTTATCCCTGGGGAGCCTTTACTTTTACAACAACCCAGGAGAAACGATTATGAGCACTGAGACCAAAGAAACCAAGAAGATTCTGATCCACAACACCACGGAACGCATCATCGTGATCGGTGGCCCCGGCGTGTTGGGCATGAAGGAAGGTCACGGCACCATGCTTGCCCCCGGCTATTCCGAAGTGGACTTCGACCTGTGGGAAGCGTGCCGCGCAATGCTGGCCCACCACATCGAGAACAATGTGCTGATCCCCAGCGAAACCCTTTCCAAGGGCGCAAAGGGTGAAGTGACCTATGAATCCAAGGCCCTCAAGGACCTGGACCCCAAGGCGCAGGCCAAAGCCATCGCCGACTGCAACGATGTGAAGCAGTTGGAAGAGTGGAAATATGCGGAAGGCTTGAAAGAGTCCGTCCGTATCGAATGTGGCAAGCGCATCGACACCATCAACAACTACAAGGGCTAAGGCATAGGCCATGGCAATCTCCGCACTCCAATACTTGACACTCCGCGCCCCCGCACTGGCTACCAATGCGAACGTGGAACTGTACATAGCCGCGGCTCGGGAAGACCTGAACCCGTGCTACTTTGGCGTGTCCATAGAGAAAGCTGTGGCCCTGCTTGCCGCCCACACCATGACCCTTTCCCTTGATCCATTGCGGTCCGGGGGAACGGGTGGTGCTGTTACCTCCAAATCCGAGGGTCAGCTCTCCATTTCGTTCGGTGCCGGTTCTGCCGGTGGTTCGGATTGGGGTCAAACGTCCTATGGCATGGAGTTAACCCGCCTCATGTCCATGGGCGGCCCTGCCATGTTCGTAACGGGTTCCTCCGATGCCTGTTAGCATCACCATGTCCAAGACACGGACGCAAGGCGGTAAGCGCGTGGATAATGCCATGCGTGCATTGCCCCGTGCCCATGTGGTTGCAGGGTTCCCCCAAGGCGACCCCAAGGCCATGCGCGACAATGGCGAAATGAGCAATGCGGCCCTTGCCACTGTCCACAACTACGGCTCCCCCGACCAGCGCATCCCGCCCCGCCCGTTCATGGATGGGGCTATGCAGGACAAGGAAGCATTGCGCAAGATCCGCATTTTGCAGATTGGTGGGTTGCGCCGGGTACTGCGTGGCACTGCCGACTTGAAACAGATCATGGGCAAGACTGGCGAAGTCATGGTGGACGCCATCAAAGATTCCATCAGGAACGGCAGCTGGGTAGAAAACAAGCCCAGCACCATAGCCCGCAAAGGTGGGGGCATTGGATCGTCCCGCCCCCTCATCGACACTGCGCAAATGCTCAATTCCGTATCGCATAAGGTGGTGCTGAAATGAGTACGCTATTTCCCAAGCCCCTCACCGCTTTCCGCAAGGCCGGGGCCCTAGATTCTTATGGCGTGTGGCAAATGTCCGCGCCGACTTCCATAGCCTTCAACGGCTCCATCCAGCCCATGACCGGGGCCGAAATAGCCAATTTGCCAGTTGGCCGCGAAACCGATGGCAAATGCAAAATCTTTTCCGATACCCGCCTGCAAGTTTGCCAGCAAGAGGGCGACAACGCCGGCGACTATATCGAATGGCAGGGTTTCACCTGGGAATTGATCTGGGAACAGGTGTATGACAATGGCCTGATCCCCCATTCCTATTATGTGGGTGAATGCAGGGGGCCCGTATGACCCTCACATCCGCATACCGCTTAATCCATGCCTACATTGTCACGCGCCTAACCCCTATGACGGTCATGCAGGCCTTCCAGAACGCGCCCGCTCCCGCCGTCCCCTATGTATCCGTTTCACGCCCCACGGCCACCCCAAAGGGTACAGAACACAAATGGACGGCGACCGTGGAAACCGTGCGCACGCAATACGAAGGTTCTATCCAACTTTGGGCCACCGTTGGCACCGATCCATTATCCGAATCCGCCGGGGACATCTTGCGCCGTGTGCTGGCCCTGCTGACATCCACAACCTCCGTGCAATACTTTTCCAAGAACGGCATTTCCATGCTGGCCCCTGGGCAAGTGATAGACCTCCCACGCGTGAATGGCACGTCCTACGTGGAAGAGGCCACTGTGAAACTGGCATTCCGCTTCTGTGACGATGCCACTGAAACTTCTACCATCATCGCCTTTGAAAACATCACACATAACATAGGGAGCAACTAATGACAGCTCTTTCCAATATCGTCAACGTCACCGTGAGCAAGCAGACTTCGGCTGTTGCGCGTGCCACTTATGGCATCCCCGCAATCATGTGCGAATTCCTCACGTCCAAGACCACCACGGCCTTTGCACGGCACCGGTACTATGGCTCCATGTCCGAACTGACCGCCGATGGTTGGGCCGCAGGTGATGCCGTATATGACGCCGCCAATCTCATGTTCGGGCAAGCGTACAAGCCCAACAGTATCATGGTAGGCCGCATGGATTCCACGGACGCGACCGCAAGTGCAGCTCTCGCCGCCATCAATCTGGCAAATGCCGATTGGTACGGGTTCGCGATGGTGGGTATTACTTCGGGCAAGGTGACGCTTTCCGCTGACCTCATCACCGGCAACTCCATCGCATCCACTTTCGATGGTGTGGCCGTCCCCGCCGTTGTGTATGGCACTTCCCACGCCGCCACCATGACCGCTTGGAAATCGGCCATCGAACTAGCCATCGCCGGGGCCACTGCCACCGTGAGCGGGCAATCCATCACCGTGACCAAAGCGGGTCGGGACATTTCTCCCGTGACTTGCGTGGTTACCCTGGGCGCATCCCAGCCCACCGCCACCGTGACCTACGTCACCGATTCCGCCAAAACCCTTTCGGCGGCATCCTGGGCGGCCAGCAACCAAAAGCTGTTCGGCCATGCAGATGCTAACCCCGACATCCTGAACTCTGGCGTGTCCACCGACCTGCCTAGCTTGCTCAAAGCACTGTCCTACGAGCGCACGTTCAGCATTTACCACACCTTGCCCCACGAATACGCGCAATGCGCATGGATGGGTTTGGAACTGACCAAAGTCCCCGGCAAGTCCACATGGGCTGAAAAGGTATTGCAGGGCGTGAGCGCGGACAACCTCACCGAAGGCAACACTTCCGCGGCATGGGCCAAGAACTGCTCCACCTTCACTACTATCGGTGGCAAGAACGTAGCTGTGTTCGGATTGCTGGCCTCTGGCGACCCGATTGAAGCCACCCGCGACCTTGACTACGCCGTGAGTGAGATCCAGGCCGACCTGTGGGCGCTCAAGCTTAACAATGACAAGGTGCCGTATAACGATTCTGGTATTGCGCTGGAAGAGGGCACTTTGCGCGGCACCGGCAACCGCATGGAACAGGCTGGCATTTTTGTACCCGGCACTTTTGACGTTGTGGCCCCTAAATTTGCCAATGTTGCGACAGCGGACATTGCGGCCCAGACCCTCACCATGACTTTCAGCGCCCGTCGCCAGAACGCCATCGTGAAAACCACCGTCAACGGCACTGTAACCCTCTAAGGAGCGCACCATGTCCACGTATGATCCTAAACTGATCCAAGCCTCGTTCAACGGTGTAATCCTTGCGGACTTCGCAGAAGGCACCATGATCAAAGTCACCGAAGAAGACGACCACTTCGAGCTCAAGCAGGGCGGAGCGGGCGCAACTGAATGGGTGAACAAGAACATGAACCGCTACTCTGTGGAGTTCACCCTCTTGCAGACCTCCCCGGTCAATGCCACGCTTTCCGCGCTTCTGGCCGCTGACAAGTTGAGCAATGCCGGCGCGGGCCCGTTCCTGGTGAAAGACAACGGCGTTTCGGCTACTTCCCTTGTGTCGCTCCCCGAGTGTCGCATTGTCAAGAGCCCCGGCGCGGAATACGCAGACTCCACCACTGGCCGCACTTGGACGCTGAAAGGCGCGGGCGCAGGCGCATTCGTCATCGGCGGCAACTAATCCATGTCCATGACTTACGATCCCAGTTCTGTGGTCATGAGTTATGGCCCCCTTCCCCTTGGCGACTTTGCCGAGGGGAGTTTCATCACATGTGAGCCCGACCAAGACGACTATTCCACCAAGCGCGGTACAGATGGCGCGGTGGACTTTGTCCGTAATATCGGGCGCACTTTCACCGTGACTGTGCGTATTCTGCAAACCAGTTTGTTCAATGACGGCCTTTCCGCCTTGCGTTTGTCCGACCTTACGGCCAATACAGGCACATGGCCCCTCATCATCAAGCATTTGCAGGGCACCACGATCCACTTTTTCCCGCAAGCCCGTATCGTATCCAACCCGTCACATGCGTTTGGAGCCTCCACCGAAGCCGTGGAATGGAAATTCAAGTGCATCAACGGGGATATGTTCACGGGTGGCAATCTCATAAACTAGGAGAGAGACATGAGAGACCCCAAACAAGTAACCATTGGCGACAAGGTGTTCACTTTGAACCCCATGAAAGCCCGCGCCGCCGGAGAGTTCCAGCGCAAACTGGGCAAAGTCATCATCCCCCTGCTCGGTGGCATCCAAGCCATGCAGTCCGTGGGGGACTTGGGTAGTTTGCCCATGGACATGCTCACAGGGGGCTTGCAACAGGCCCTCACCGCGCTCCCCGATGCGGAGTTCGATACATTGCTCTTGGGTATGTGCAAATACGTTTCCACCACCATCGAGGGCAAGGGCGTATGCACTTTGCACACCGGCGACCTGGTGGACGCGGCCATTGACAAGCCCACCGACCTGTACATCCTCATGTTCGAGATTGCGAGGTACAATGAGTTCCTCCCTTTCGCGCTCCTGGGGGATGGGTCCGCAACCCCCGGAACCCTTGGATAGCCAAAGCGGATGCCAAACGCGCCAAAGACCTTGAACGGCTTGGGCGCGTGGGCGACATGGACGATGCGCTAGAGGCCGAATATGGCTTTTGGCGACTTGTCACCGAAAAGGGCTTCACCCCCGCGCAAGTGGACGAGTGGACCCTCGGGGAAATTGACCGGGCATTAGCGGTCATGGACATGGGCAACGACTGGCAAACGGCCATAGGCGAATACCAGATCGCCAAGCAAGAGGAAACCTGATGAGCTCCATAACCGTCGAAGAACTTGTAAACCTTGTATCCTATAAGCTGGACACCGCCAGCCTTTCCCGCGTGGTAAGGCAAACGGAACGGCTTTTCAAGCACCTTGACCAGTCCCTGAACAAGATGACCTATTCCATGGATATGGGGTGGGCAATGTCCATGAAGGACATGGCTAGATCGTCCCGCCAGGCGACCAGCTCAATCATGGCGGATGCCGCCAAAGCGGGGGACGCGTGGGGCAAGGCGCAACCAACGGCCAAGGGTGCCGGGGGTGGGGTAGCAAGCAAGGGCGCAGGCGGTATGGGTCTGATGGGTGCCGCGGGCCGTATGCTCGGGCCATTGGCGGCTGGGTTCTCCGTGTTCCAGATTGGCAAGTTCGCCATTCAGAGCGCGGCCGACCTTGAACGCATGACTGCCCAGTTCGGGGTTATGCTCCAAAGCGAGGACAAGGCAAAGGCGATGGTGGCAAGCATTCAAAAGCTCGCCGCATCCACCCCGCTCACTTCCATGGGTGTCACCGAATCCGTGAAAACCCTATTGCAGTTCGGCGTGGCCGGTGACAAGGCCATTGCCACGGTGCGGATGCTTGGGGACGTTGCAGGCGGTGACCAAGAACGCCTCAACCGCCTAGCCCTTGCCTATGGGCAGACTATGAGCGCTGGCAAGCTCATGGGACAAGACCTTTTGCAGTATATCGGGGTGGGTTTCAACCCTCTCAAGATCATGGCTGAAAATGCGGAAAAGTTCGGGCTCAAGGCTGGAACTTCTATGGGAATGCTCAAAGATCAAATGTCCAAGGGCAAGATTTCCGCCGAAATGGTTACAAAGGCTTTCCAGATCGCCACAAGTCAAGGCGGGATGTTCTTTCAGAACATGGAGAAGCAGTCCAAGACCCTGGGCGGGCTTTGGTCCACTCTGGTGGACAATGTGCAATTGGCCCTCATCAAGGCCATGGACCCCGTTATCCCATTGCTCAAGCAGTTCATAGACTGGATTGGCAAGCTGGACTGGACCCCCGTCACCACCGCCATTCTGCTGGCCGTGGAAGCCGTAAAACTGTTTGGCCGTACTTTGGTTGAGTATGGCATATTGGACTCCCTGGGCCGTATCCGTGACGCTGTTGCGGGCCTGTTCGGAGATGGTGGCGTTACAGAGTGGGCAAACATAATCAAGTCCGCGGCCATGATGGTGGCGAATGCATTCTGGATCATTTCCCACGCCATTTCGTTCTTGTCGGGCCTGATCCAGCTTGTGCGCGACAATATCATGTTCCTAGCCCCGTTCGTGCTATCCTTGGGCACCAAGATGGCCGCATCGTTCTTGGTAGCACTAGGCCCCATCGGTGCCGTTATAGCGGCTCTGGGAGTGCTCTATTACGCATACAACCGCATAGCTGATGCCGCAATGCGTGCCAAGTCCGAAGAAGAGTATCACGCGGCCATGGTTGAAGAGGCGGCGGCGTCCAGCGCATATGCCACTTTGAAACTGGAACGCGGTAAACTGCTCAACCAGAACAGGCTATACGATGAAATGGGCAATCCTAACGATGCCGGCCGTGCCAAGCGCAATGCCACCGTCGCCAAATTGGATGAACTGATCGCGCAAGCCGAAACCAAACGCAATCTGGCCAATGCCAAACTGGGTAAGGTATCTGCCGAAGCCCCCACCGACCCTTTCACATCCATATTGCAGAACTCTGTGAACAACCAGAAGAAAGTGAACCTCACCCAGAACAACACAATTGAAATGCCCGTCACGGTGGACACCAAGGGCGAAACCGCGCTGACCCCTAGCGCCGTGCGTTCCATTGCGGATACGGCCATGCGGTCCTTGCTCAATGTGAAACTTATCGGGGTGCTGGAGGCTGGAACATGAAGCAGATAAACGCATCCCTTTTCATCAAGCAAGGCGGGTACACCGTGGGCGGGTTCGCCTTTGACCTGGTGCTTTCCGAATCCCATAGCCTTGAGGCCCGTGTAGCTGAACACCCCATAGAAACTGGTTCGGCGGTTGCAACGCACATTCATAATGTGCTGCGCTCCGGGGAACTGGAAGGGCTCATTTCCAATTGGAGCGTGAACGCCTTTACAAGTGGGTTCGATACGGCGGTGAAGAACTTCCAAGGCCTTGCCGCGGGCCCCAACCGCGCCCGCAACTTCTTTCAAGAGGTGCTGAAGGACATTTGGGCCAACAAGAAGCTGGTGACTATCGTATTGGGCCTTGACACCTATGAGAATTGCGTCATTACCCGCGTGGATGCACCACGGGACGCGGATTCTGGGGACGCACAACAATTCCGCATTTCGTTCAAGGAAATAAAGCGCGTGACTTTGGCCACCACCAAGATCAACGCGTCCACATCGCCATTGAACATGGATACAGGCGACAATCGCCAGGCTTCCGGCAACTATGACGCGGGTAAACAATGAGATACATCAAGAGCTTTGCAGATAAAAGCGCCGACTTCACCCAAGTGGTCAATCTGGGCGGAGCGCAATTCACGATTCGCCTGTGCTGGAACTCCCGCTCGGAGCATTGGCACATGACCATAGTGGATTCCCAGGGTGGGCGCATTGACGGTGTGAAAGTGGTCGAACGCTGGCCCCTTTGCACCCCTCACCGCTCTCAGATCAAGATGGGCGGGGACCTTGTAGCCATTCCCGCTGTCACCGATCCCACAATCCGCTTGGGGTATGACAACCTGGGCACCGAATGGCTACTGGCCTACCTAACGGCTGATGAACTTTTGACATGGAAGGCTGACAATGGCGTGGGGTAAGGTACTCAAGATAGCCATTGGGGACCCGTCCAACCCATTCACCGCCGAATTCAACGCCACGGACTTGCCCGACCTTGACCCGTTGACCCTTTCCGGGGTGGACAACGCCACGGATGAAGGCAATGCGGTGGATTTGTCGGGGCTGACCGTGGGGTTCCGCGTGACTCGCTCCAACGTGTTCAAGGACAACAAGGCCGAACTCAACATAGCCAATGTCTCCGATGACACCGCCCGCCGGTTCATATCCGCTGAAAATTCCTACATCACCATTGAAGCGGGCTATTCCGATGAGGGTTCGGGCCTCATATTCAGCGGATATATCACAAGTGCCATGACGGAATGGCAGGGTGCCGACCGCTATCTGCACATTGTCGCCCAGACCATCCGCGCAAAGGGGTATGTTGACAAAGACAACAAGGGCCTATCCCTGGAGATCGTGGAAGGTCGCGAACGCAAGCGGATCATGACCAAGACTTTCATGGCTTTGAGTTATGGCCCCGGCTCCAAGGTGCTCGACATCGCCAAAGCCCTATCGGTGAACCTGGGTGTAACCCTAACGGTGTTCAATGAGTCCACCGTGGCCACGTTCCTACGGCCCAACGGTTACAACTTTGTGGGGCGCGCATCCCATGTGGTGAACGATCTGCGCGATTTCCTCATTGCCGAAGGGTATGACTTGACCATTGACCTTTCCACCATGGTCATATTCAAGATCTACGATACGGGTAGCGTGCTGGAAATCCCCGCGTTGACCTATGAAAGCGGGCTATTGAAAGTGGGCCCGGTACAGGCCTATGAAACTGACCCCCGGCAAATAGAAAGCCTCCCGCCCAAAGATACTTGGGAACTGGAAACTTTGCTGGACTCCCGACTGGTCCCCAATGGGATCGTGCAAGTGAAGTCCGATCAACTGGAAGGATATTTCCTCATTGAAAACGTGCAATACCACGGTGATTCCGATGGGGGCGAATTCAACTGTACTATGGTAGTGAGCCGACAATGAAAGAAGTGAACATGCAAGAGATTCTAGGCCGGTGGCTGGCTGGGCGCTTTGAGAACGTCCACACCTCCATGCCGGCCGTAGTGCAATCCTATGAGGGCCACAAGACGCGCCGGGCCGTAGTAGTGCCGGGGTTGCATTACCGCTCCACCAACGGGGCCGTGATCCCCTATCCCCCTATCATGGGCGTTCCTGTGATGTTTCCATCCACCCCGCGCTTTTCCTTCGTGTATGACCTTAAGAAAGGCGACACCGGGCTATTGGTGTTCTCCGAAGCATCCATGGGTGACTGGCTGGACGGGGACGGCAAGCCCTGCGACCCTGAGGACGCATCCCGCTTCTCCATGGCCGATGCCATATTCATCCCGGGCCTATTTGCATGGAACGCCACACCGTCCAACACCATGCCAGATTCCGGGGCCATCCTGGATTATCAAGGCACCGCGATAGAGTTCAAGGCTGATGGCGGTTTGAAGGTCACAGGAGACATGGAAATAGTCGGTGCGGTCACAGTGAGCTCCGAAGTTACCGCCATGGCTGCAAGCCCGGCAACCGCTGTGAACCTGTCCACCCACATTCACCCCACCCCTGCGGGCCCAAGTTCGGCCCCCACTCCGGGAACCTGATTTATGGCACTCAACAAAGCATCCCTCAAATCTGGCATTCAATCCCTGTGTGGGCATTCCAACACAGCGGAGGAATTCGCCGCGGGATTGGCCGACCTCATAGATGCATATGTGAAGACTGGCACGGTGACAGTGCCACTAGGGGTAGCCGTCCAAGTGGTGCCAGCCACAGGCACCGGGGCCACCACCGCCCCAGGCATCGGCACCATATCCTAGTGTTTATACATTGTTGGTAAAATGTTGATAGTTTAGCTATATTGTCCGTATGCAGAATTTCGGCCCTTATGACGACTTGGAACTATGCGCCGGCACTGTGGACCTGTGCATGGTTTCTGGCATTGATCACACGGCCATGAAGATTCGGCAACGGTTGCGCACGTTCCAAGGTGAATGGTGGCTGGACCCATCGCTGGGAGTGCCCTACTATGAGAGCATCCTGGGCCAGAAAACCCCCGATTTGCAAGCCATCCGTGGCATTTACGCGGCGACCATCAACGCCACCCCGGGAGTGAAGTCCCTGACCTCCCTCACCGTTGGATTCGACAATGCTTCCCGCACATATACCGTGGAGTTCACGGCCCTTGATGAAACTGGAACCACTATCTCGGAGGCCGTTGTAATATGAGCACTTACGGTGTAACCCCTACTGGATTTGTACGCCCCACCCTTGCGGAACTCAAATCGGCATTGGATGCGAAAGCTGAAACTATTTGGCCAGGCATTGACATTTCAGCCGATGGCAAATATGGCCAGCTTGCCGGCCTGTGGCTCAAAGAGCTTTCGGACGCATGGGACGTGGCCCAAGAGGTCTATACCTCCCGCAACGTCAACGAGGCCAGCGGTGCCAGCCTTGACAATACCTATGCCGAAGTAGGCGTAACCCGCATAGACGCGTCCCCAACCATTTGCTACGGTGTGCAACTGTGGGGCGACTCTGGCACGCTGATTTCGGCTGGAACCAAGGTGCAACAGCCCCGCACCAAGATCAATTTTACCTTGAATGTCGATGCGGCCATTTCCGAAGCCGTGTGTCGCACCGCAATATTGGAAATGGCCGTACCATCCGGCTCTACCACATGGACCGTCACCATTGACACCGTGGCATATACCTACACCGGCACCAACCGGGATACGGCGGGCGCATCCTTTGAAACCGCAATAGAGGCGGCCACCGATTTATCCGTGACTTATTCCGCTGGTGTGCTGACCATTGACGGCACAATCGGCAATTTTGACAGTGTGGATTTCGCATTGGGCGCATTGGCCAATATCGCCATAGCCGATGACGGTCTGGCTGTGGCTGGAATCTTCACATGTGACGTTGAAGGTCCCACCGCCGTACCTGTGGACACCCTCACCACAATTCTAAACCCCGTGACGGGCTGGGGATCGGTGACGAACCCCTTGGCGGGGGCGTCGGGCCGTTACGCTGAAACAGACGCGGAACTGCGCATTAGGGCCAGTGGTTTCTATTCCAGTGGCAAGGCTACCGAGGCGGCGATACGCCAGGCAGTGCTGAACAATGTTGCAGGGGTTGTGGCGTGTTCCGTAACTTCCAACCGTGGAAGCACTACCGATGTTGACGGTCGCCCGCCCCATAGCTTTGAAACGCTTGTAGAAGGTGGTGCGCAATTGGACATTGCCAATGTGATCTGGGACAATGCCCCCGCCGGCATCGAGATCCACGGCGCCATAAGCCAAGTTATTGTGGACTCCGAAGGTCGCAACCAGACCGTCAAGTTCTCCCGCCCCGCCTACGCCTATATCTGGGTAAAGGTCACCCGCACATTGAACGGTGAAGAACCCTACCCAGTGGACGGCGACACCCGCATCAAGACCGCCATCGTGGAATGGGCTTTGGCCACGTTCAACAGTGGGGAGAATGTTTACCGTCGGGCCATCCTGACCCCTATCAACACAGTTCCCGGCCTTGCTGATGTTGTTGTGACTTTGGGAAACACGGTGGACGGTACAACCCCCACAGCGTACAATGCAAGCGACATAGCCATCGGGGCCACAACTCTGGCCGTGTTCGATATAGCACGCATAACGGTGGTGTAACATGGCAGAATTGGCCCCCATCGAAGGTTCGTATGCATCCGTGATAGCCCCCAAGCTCATGGAGCAATACAAGCCTGCCACGGCCCCCAAGCTGAACGCCCTGCTAGAGGCTACCGGGGCCCAGAAGGACGACTTGGAGGCGGCGATATTCTCCATTCGCTCGGGCATGTATCTGGCAACCGCAGAAGGGGCGCAGTTGGACGTTATCGGTGGGGTGTTCAACACCTCCCGCAACGGCAAAGACGATGCATCATACAGATTCGCCATCCGTGAGGTGGCGGCAATGCGCTCATTCGCTACGCCCGAAGATATTATTTCGGTGCTGAAAGGGGTGTATGGGGCTACGTGGGTGCAGTACATCGCGGAGTACCCTGCGGGATGCGCGATTCTCACGGATGCGGATGTAACGGACCAGATTCTAGAAATGATAAGCCCCGCAGGTGTGCAAGTGCGCTCCGGGGCATTGATCGTGGACTACGATGGCAATAACATCGTGGACTATGACGGCAACTTCCTCTATGGAGCAAGCTAAATGGCAACCAAAAGCGTACTAGACTTCAGCGCGGTCACTAGCGCACTTTCCGGCGACATCCTGTATTTGATCCGTGGCACAGGCTCCGGGCGTGATAAAAAGGTGACACTGGATTCCATACTCACCGATTGCCCAATCCCCATGTCTTTGAACGTGGCAAGCGGGACGGTGCTCAACCTCAAGAGTGCAGGTGTCAGCAAATGGAGCTGTTCCGTTGCCGGCGCTGTAGTTCAGGCGGGCACGCTCACACTTTCTGCATTGACGGCATCCAGGGCCATGGTAACAGGTGCTGGTGGTCTTGTTTCCGCAAGCACGGTCACCGCTACCGAGTTGGCATATGTGAGCGGGACCACCAGCAATGTGCAGGCCCAGCTTAATGACAAGCTGAGTAAAACAGTAACCACCGCACAGGGCATGGCGGCGCGGCTGGATATATCCGTGTCCAATAGTGACACGCTCACCTTGCGCAGGACCACCACGACTGGTACCAATATGTGTTTGGCATCTTGCCTGCACTATTCGGTAACAACGCAAGACATGTCGGATGGATTCGGAGTTTCTGAATCGTACTACATCAAAGATTCCGCAGGTGTGGACAACATGATAGGCCAGGCCAAATGGTCGCGGGATGGTGCGGACAACTCCGGTAAATTCTGCATACAGCTTGCAAGTGCTGGCACACTGGCCGACCGCTTCACCGTTGACAAAGTAGGCACGGCCCGCGCAGTAGCGTTCGACATGATCGGGGGCACGGACAACACTGCGCTATCCGGTAACGTGCAAACCCAGATCAATGGCAAGGCGCCAACGTCCCATGCTTCCAGTGGTACGACGTACGGTGTGGCTTCCAGCACAAACTATGGACACGTCCAGCTAGAAGATGCGGCTACCGATGGCTCCCAGAAGGCGATCACCAGCAATGCCGTGTATGACGGCCTGGCGCTTAAACGGTCGCTAGATACAAACGAGACAACATGGTCGCAGTATTTCAACAGTACGGCAAGCGAACAGTGGCTCAACTCTGGTCACTTCACCATCAGTGACACTTCCGATGCCGCAGGTGTGGTGGTGTGGGAGGTGGAGGTGTTCTACGGTGGGGGCGGAGATGCTTCCGTAATGTATAATGCTGTTGTAACCGGAGCAATGCGCTATTATAGCGGGGCGGTCACCAAGAAGTGCAATGTGCTGGGCAATTGTCCCACCGATGCCTTGCGCTGGCAGTATGATGTGGGCGGTGGGCTTGCGTATATGACGCTTCTAACCAAAGTCCCGGCATACGCGGGCCTACGTTGGAGACGCGTGCACGGTGTCAATGCTTTTGGGTACGCGAGTGGTGGAACGACGACCACATCTTCGGGATCTGCAACGTCACTCGTATCCAGTGCGCCCACCCCAGCTGTAACGAGCAACAGTCAAGAAGTAGCCACAACTGCATTTGTGCAGAGCGGGTTTTTGCACAAACCTGTTGGCACCCCAGTGAGCCGCGTACCTACAACCCCCATCAATAACACTGAATACTATGCGGATCTTACGAGTTTGATTGCTGTGGATACAATAGACACATCCGCCGCAATTGGCACCGTGTTCTATGCTCGCGCAAACATCACCACAAGTGGCGGGTATGGTATACAATATGCTGACACTTCTTCCGTCATGCGCACTCTAACACTTGCCACGCATGACGGCACTTTTGAATATGCGGCCCCTGCGATGTTTATCCGTCACGGGGCTGGGTGGATAGCTGTTGGCGGTGTGCGATAACCCCCCCCCTTCCCAAATTACCTATATTTCCCACAACCTTAACCCGCTCCCAGGAGAGCCCATGAATAAGCAAACGCTCAAACACAACCGTGACCACTTCAACGCCCTCATGGACAGCATTACTGCCCCCGGACACGTCCGCACGGCACTAGCCATTTCCAAGCACTGTGACAAAGAGCTGGAAGTGCTGGACGCTATGCTTTCTTCCGCCCGCAAGCTCATGGACCGCCTCAACCTATCTGAAGCACTGGACGGCAAGGACTGGGAGACGGCATCCAACACCGTGCAATCCCTGCTCCCAGTTCCCCCTGATCCAGCATACCAGACCCTTGCCACATTGCTCCGCAACATCGGCACAGAGCTGGAATCTGATGCGCCCGGCCCCCTTTGCGCCTTGCCTTATGACGCTTTGGAAGAGTCCAAGCCATCCGCCGCATTGATCCGCGCCTGTGGCGTGCTGGTGGAGGCATAGTCATGGCCCCCGCACCAAAGCCCCAGATTACCATAGACGCTAAAACCGCCGTGCTGGTAGTCCTTGGGCTATTGGGCGCGGGTGGCGGAACAGGCTATTTCACCAAGCCCAGCGCTGAAGACCTGGCCGGCGTGGAGTCCGAAGTGGAGGTCAAACTGGCCCAGAAGTACAAGAACAAGGAAATGCTGGACTCCATCGGGCGCGTGGCCGCATCGGTTTGCGCTCTCCGTTCCCAGGTCACCGATGTTCAAACGGATGTGCGGTCCCTCATTGACACCATGAATTCCATGAACAAGCGCACGGGGCAAACCCCCATACGAGCCCGCTCTGTAACCTATTCAATGAAGATCCCATGACAAACCTTTTAGCCATTTCCGGGGGTGGGTTCATGGGTATCGGCCCTGCCATGTTCCTATCGTCGTTCGAGAATTCCGTGGGATACCGCACCACTGGCAAAGGTCGCATATTCGGCGCATTTGCTGGCACCTCTGTAGGGGCCATAAATGCCGCGATGCTCGCCGCGGACTACTCGGCTAAAGAGCTTTTGGCCTTGCACCGCGTCCATTTGCCATCCATATTCGGCAAGAAGCGCATGGCCTACACCCTGGCAAAGTGCGGGGCGCGGTACGACGACCACTATGTAAACATCCTACTGAAAGAACGGCTCCCCATGACATTCGGGGAAATCCATGTGCCTCTTATGATTGTAGCATGGGACAGGTGCAAGCGGGATGCAAAGGTATTTTCCTCCCTTGATCCCAAGGACGCAAGAGTCCCCGTGTGGGAAGCGGTGCGGGCAAGCATGGCGGCCCCTACCTACTTCGCGCCTTGGAAACAATACTTTGACGGTGGTATGACCGCCAACAACCCCACATTGCACGGAATCGCCGGGCTTGCGTCCCATGGGGTATCGTTCGGCAAGGTGTTGGACATAGAAACCAGTGGCACCACGACCACAACCCTGCCATTGCCCGATTCCAACGCGTTCCTAGCCTCCACACTGGCCGATGACATATTGCCAGCCATCACCGCCGGCAACAGCTCCCACGTGCCTTACATTGCCAAATCATGGATAGGTGACAGGTATATGCGGGTTTCGCCCTTGTGCAAGGATTACGCATTGGACGATACGGAAAAGGCCGGTGAAATTGAAGCTCTATGGCAGTTGACGTATGCGCGCAAGGCGTTGGATATGCGGGGCTTTTTCAATGTTTAAGCCTGCGCATTTTGACATTGAGGAGCTTGTGCCCCGCGCCATGCTCAAGGCCAAAGGGGAAGAATACTGCTGGAACCTGCTAACCCCCGGGTTCCTGGTAGCGCTTGAATCGTTCCGAGTTGCGTGGGATGCCCCTATTTGGCTCAATGACTGGGCCATTGGCGGGGATTTGCAGTATTGCGGATGGCGCCCAGTGCTTTGCAAAGAGGGTGCTATACTATCGGCCCACAAGAAAGGCATTGCCGGGGACTTGCACAGCAGTAACATTGACGCACTCCACAGGTTTTCCGTAACGCACGCATTTTCCCACGGATTCAAGCGCATGGAGTCCAGCGTGTGCACCCCGTCATGGTGTCATTTGGACACGAATGCCACGGGCAAGAACGCATTGCACGTATTCAAGCCCTAGCCGAATTGGTCCCAAATCTCATCTTGCAAACTGTTGTCCGCTGGTGACGGTTTTACCCCTAACGATTCGCAATAGCACGCATGGCACATACGGCCCTTCTTGAACCGTTGAATGTGTTCTTTTTCACAGGGGCGTAGATTCTTGCGCCCAAGATTCTTCCTCAACTTGGCCATACACCCCTGGCATTCTTCCAGCCCATCGCTCATACCCACCCCTTGAACCGTAGGACGTGGTACAGGGTGTAAGCCACCGCCAATGCTACCATGGACAAGTGCACTTTGTCAAGTGTGGGGGTGGCCTTGGGATCTGTGCAGAACGGGCGGTCAAGACCTTTGCCTGTGCGCCAATGAAGTGTTTCGTGTCTCATAGGATTCCTTTCAAAACTTCGTGTACCAGCACCCCGATAACCACGCCACACACGGCAAAGGCTATGGAGGCTATGGCTATTGCGCTGTTAACGTCGCGGTAGTCCATTTAGACTCCTACCAGGTTATCGGTTACTTTGGTCCGCATGGAGTCGAGCACGGAATACGCACGGCGGCGGGTCCAGCCCTTTTGTGAGAATACGCGGTGCACATCGGCACCGGTGGCTCCCATGTTGTCGTATGTGCCGTGAAAAAGAGCTTGTAGCACTTCACATTCATCGGAGTCCAGGCCATCGGCAAGGTTGCGTGAAGGGTCGCCAAATGTGGCATCTTGCGAAATGTCAGCCAGTGACCATGTGCCATTATCGGGTTCGCTAGGCGCATCCCGTACCGTGGCGCTAGCCATTTTGGTATGAGCTTTTTCATGCACGGACTTCTTAGCCGCTAAAAGCTGGTAATGGGTGAATGTGTTTATGGACGCTTGCGCAGGGTCGAACCTACCCAGCGACTTAGCCCACTGCAAGTTGCACTCCCCCACCGCGTCCCCATAGTCCAGATTGGGGTAACTGCGGCACAAGTCCCATGCGGCGGCTGAAATTTGACGTTTGGCCTGGTTGTAGAGTGCATTGCGAGGGTCCATTTTGCTAGTCCTGTAAAAAGTGCCTGACTTCGTGTTTTGGATTTGCGACAATGGCTCTTGTGATGGTAAACCATTGGCTAACGGTGTCAAATATAGGTATCGCTTATAAAGATTTGTACCAAATTCAAGCAAAAACTAAAAATAGCGGGTGATAGCATGTTGATAGATTTCTTTTTAAGAAATTTCCGCTTTTTCATTGCCAAAAGCTAAGTATTTAGGTATCTAATGAGTGTTGGCAGGCAATGGAGCGTGTCAACTAGCAAAGGACTGGACTATGAAAATCGCCGCACAAACCGCCAAAGCAATCAAAGCCGAAATCACCAAGCAATATCCAGCCGTCAAAGTTCTGGCCACAAGTCAGAATTATAGCGGCGGGGATTCCGTACATGTGACCGTTATCAGTGCGCAAGAAGAATCCAAGGCACCCATCCGCGCAATTTGCGAAAAGTATCAGTATGGCCACTTCAACGGCATGGAAGACATTTATGAATGCAGTAATTCGCAAGAGGGTATCCCACAGGCCAAATACGTGTTTTGCAGATTTGAAGTAGCCTGAACCACCGCTAAAGCGCTCCCAGGGATTCGCACCCCTGGCGCGGGTTACACCTTCACAACTCACAAAAGGTCTGAACTATGAACACTTACGCGAAACTCTACCACATTATCCGCGTGAATGATAAAACTGGTGTGCGTGTCAAAATGACCGATTACCCAGTATCCCACGATATCGGAATGCGCATTATTGGCAAACTGCGCGTATATAGTCGATATCCCGAATTGCGCAATGTGCTTGAGCCTGCCTAAAACCCCAGCTCCCGGCGCATATCCCCGGCTTCCTGTGGCGTCAGGTCTCCGGGGTCCCGCTCCCCCAGCTCCAAGTCCACCACATCGCACCGCACCCCCAAGCTGGCCAGATTGCCGGCTATCGTGCGTGCGTGCGCCTGGGCCTGTGGCTCGGAGTCAAAGCACACCACCACCCGGGCCCATTGTGCCAATTGCTTCACCTGTTCAGGCGTTACCCCGGTTCCCAAGGTCGCCACGAACCCCGGCCCCATGCGCCATTGGTCCACAACCCCCTCAACCACCCCCACCACATCCCGCCGTGCGAATTCGGCACCGTATAGCATGGTCTTGTAACTGGCTAATGAGTCCACATCCGGGCACCCGATATAGCGCAACTTGGAACGGCCTGTGATGTCTCGGGCCTGCCATGATACCGTGTAGCCCTTTTCATTGCGCATGGGGATCAATATGCGCCAACCCAGGTTTATGGGCTCTGGCCTGCTCTTGGAGGTGAATAAACACCCCTGCCCCGTCCCCTTTAGCCCGTAAAGCGTTGCCAGTTCATCGGGGTCAAAGCCGCGGCCCCGCAGGTACTTGCGGTGTGCCCCTACCATCGGAGCGCAATCGGGCAATGCGAGCTCTTGGGCATGGCTCCTGCCCCCTGTGGCCCCATCCGTGAAGCCGTGGCGATATTCCCAAATGGTTGTCTTGGGATCTTTCACGCCAACGGCCCACATGAGGGCTATGAGGCTATGGGAACCGCACCGCCAACAGTTGAAGGCTTCTGTGACCGTGTTGATGCCCCCATACAGCTTCTCCCCGCCTTTGGATGACTGGGAACCGCACCAAGGGCACGCAACCTGTATCCAAGGGTCGGAGCCGTGGGAAGCGGCTAGGTGGTGATCCTGGGCGAAGCGGAGAGCGTCAAACATGGTAGCGATCTCCCACCCATAGAGCGGTCGCAATGGCCACCCTATCGGGGTGGTTGGAGAACGCTACCATGAGCTTGTGCAACCGCCTGGGCACACGCCAACTCAACTGCTTGCGTAGCTTTTTCCGTTGGCGCTTGTTCATGCTCTAGCCCCTGCGCAATTCGGCCAGGATGCGGGTGAGGTCAAGGCTAGCACCAACGCCAACTTCCCCTCGCCCAAGTACAATCGGCGCGCCCCCACCGAAGAACTTCCAGCCACTTCAACAGTTCCGCTTTTTCGTGCTGGGCGCGCAACAGCCTTTCGCGTGCAATGCGCAATTTGTAGCCAATGCGCAACGTCACCACCATTGCCATAAAAGTAAGCGCAACATTTATCAAATGGAACATGGTCAT